AAGCAACTTAAAGAAGCAAATAATAAAAAACAAATCATTCTACAAGATAAGGCCAGTGCAACATCAGAAATTAAAACAATCGTTGGCGATTCTAAATTTTATGAACAGAATGACACCTGTCCGACCTGTTCACAGGAAATCGAACCAGATTTTAAAAAGAGGAAAATACACGAATGTAAGCAAAAAGCATTACAAACTAAAGAAACCCTTGAAAGAATACAATCGGAAGCTAATGATGTAGCAGCTTTAATAGACGAATGGAATAATAAAGCTGAAGAAGTTAAAGATAATAATAATTTAATTAATACCAATAATAAACTTATATCATCTCATCAAAAACAAATAGATGGTTTTAATCTCGATATACAAAGACTTAGTTCCAGAGAAGGTGATATTGGTGAGGCTAATCAAGAGCTTCATGATATGAATGAAGAAAGAAACGAGTTAATGGAACACAAATTAACTCTTAATGAAGAATATTCATATAATACTGTTATGGCTGAGATGTTAAAAGATACAGGCATTAAAACTAAGGTTATTAAACAATACATTCCAGTAATCAATAAATTAGTAAATCAATATCTTCAAGTTCTGGATTTCTTTGTACACTTTAATTTAGATGAAAGCTTTCAAGAAACTATTAGATCACGTCATAGAGATGCATTCTCATACGATTCTTTTTCAGAGGGTGAAAAGCAAAGAATTGATCTTGCTCTACTGTTTACTTGGAGAATGATTGCTAAGATGAAAAACTCTGTAGCTACCAATTTGCTTATATTAGATGAAACATTTGATTCATCTTTAGATCATGATGGTGTTGATAATCTAATGAAAATTTTACATACACTAGATGATGACACAAACGTATTTGTAATCTCTCATAAAGGAGAAATACTTGATGGAAAATTTGAAGAAAAGCTGGAGTTCAAGAAAGAAAAGAACTTTAGTAAAATGGTGGCATAATGCCTAATATTGAAATAACAACCAAACCTACAGGTAGAAGCCCAGAAAATAAATATTTCTTTGGTGAAAAAACAAAATATCTTGATCTTAGTCGTCCTAAGTATAATAAAATTGGTAACGAAGAAGATTATCACGTAATGCATATGCGTATGGATCTTATGGATTATTCACATAACCTTGTATTTTATGCCGCTGGAGTGTGTTTTCGTGTAGAGACTAATGATGATAGACATGCACAATTTGTCCGTAATATGTTTCCAGTAGTAGACAATCCTCTACAATATACTGCTGATTGGACGATTATACATAATACTGAAATGGTAGTAGATGAGCCATATATTTATGTTCATTTGGACGAATGTGTTATGTTAATTGGTGGAACTACGTTTCTTGGTGAAATTAAAAAAGGTGTGTTCGGTATTATAAGTTTTGAGTTACCAGAAAATGGTACTTTACCTATGCACTGTAGTGCTTTTACCTATAACGATACAACTAATTTAATGTTTGGATTAAGCGGTACAGGTAAAACTACATTAAGTAGCGATCCCGATTATAAATTAATTAGTGATGATGAAGTTTATTGGGCTCAAGATGGCATTCGTATGGTAGAAACTGGTTGCTACGCTAAGAGTGAGGGTCTTAGCCCAGAAACACATCCTACAATTTTTTATGCTGTAGAAGATGCTAGAAAAAAAGATTGTTTAGTAGTAGAAAATCCAGGTGTTTCAAATGCCAGATTAAGTTATCCAATTACTTCTGTTGAGAATGCATATCACGGGAATAAAGATTTTACTCATCCAGATAATATATTTTTCTTAACTATGGATGTAACTGGAAAATTTCCAGCAGTAAGTAAGATTACAAACGGTACTATTAAGAGATTCTTTGAAACTGGTTACACAAGTCAGATGCCCGGTACTGAAGCAGGTAATAATGAAATTAAGAAAGTATTTAGCCCCTGCTATGGTTCTCCATTTATGCCTAGACAAGTAAGCGAATACAGTAATCTTTTAATGCAGAAAATCCATGCAAATAATTGTAATGTGTATTTAATTAATACGGGAATGGATGCATCAGGAAACAGATATGCTCTTGATTTTACTCGTAAGTGTGTAAAATCTGCAATTAAAGATGGTACCACATCTGATGATAGTAAGTTATGCTTAGAAATATTAGAAGAATTGATAAATTAATGTGTTTACAGCAACAGCAATATATGATATAATAAACTATATTTTATGAAACGGAGAAATAAATATAATGGAACTTAGTGACTCTACACTTTCAATTTTAAAGAATTATGCTTCAATAAATTCTAACTTGGTTATTAATGAAGGTAGTACACTTCAAACTATCTCTGAAGCAAAAAACATTCTCTCAAAAGCAGAGATTAAGGAAAGCTTTCCAAAAACATTCGGAGTTTATGATCTAAATGAATTCCTTGGTGTTCTTGGTTTAGTTGATTCTCCTCGTCTCAACTTTGAAGAAAATTACGTTATCATTGGTGATTCTACTGGTAGATCAAAAGTAAAGTATTTTTACTCAGATACAGAGATGCTCACAACACCATCTAAAGAAGTAAAGATGCCAGAGACTGATGTAAGATTTACCCTTGATGGAGATACTCTCGGTAAAGTTAAACGCGCAGCTTCGGCTCTTGGACACAGCGAACTTCATGTTTCGCCTAGTGGATCTGCAGTAAGTTTAACTGTTACATCTTCTGAAAATTCTACAGCAAATAGTTTCTCTATTGATGTAGAAGGCAGTTCTACCAGTGATAAATACAACTTTATCTTTAATATTTCTAATTTAAAGATTGATCAAGGAGATTATGAAGTAGAGATTTCTTCAAAATTAATTTCAAAATTTACCAACTCAGCGAGTGATCTTATGTATTGGATTGCTCTTGAAAAGACATCAACATACGGAGAATAATAAATGTCTGATAATGAAGATACAAAACGTGCAATGGAACTATTAAATCAAGTTTCTCGTAGCTCTATTGCTATTATTGATACTATCACTCAACGTGGTGGTTTTCGAGGTGAAGAACTTTCCACTATTGGTAATTTGCGTGACCAATGTACACAGGGTGTCCAAATCGTAGAAAGCTGGAAACAAGAACAAGCTGAAGATTAATTCTTAAGGATAAAACTATATTATGAATAATGATTTTTTATGGGTGGAGAAATACCGCCCAGCAACTATTGAAGATACTATCCTAACCCCTAATCTAAAAACAATCTTTCAAAATATTATCAAAACCGGAGAGCTACCGAATATGCTCTTTTCTGGTACTGCCGGTCTTGGTAAGACAACCGTAGCCAAAGCGTTATGTAACGAATTGGATCTTGATTATATCTTGGTTAACGGTTCAGAAGAAGGTAATATTGATACTCTTAGAACTAAGATTAAACAATTTGCCTCTTCTGTTTCCCTGCAAGGTGGGTATAAAGTAGTCATTCTTGATGAGGCTGATTACTTAAATCCCCAGAGCACCCAACCTGCCTTGCGGGGTTTTATAGAAGAATTTTCAAATAACTGTAGATTTATTCTAACCTGTAATTTTAAAAATAGAATTATCGAACCGCTTCATTCACGGTGTTCTGTGTATGAATTTAATACTTCTAAAAAAGATATGGCACCACTAGCTGCCCAAATGATGGCTAGACTTCAGAATATTCTTAAATCTGAGAATGTTGAATTTGAAAATAAAGTTCTTGCTGAACTTATTATGAAATATGGTCCAGATTGGCGCCGTATTCTAAATGAAGCACAGAGATATTCTATTGGCGGTAAAATTGATTCTGGTATTCTAGTTAACATTGGTGACCAATCTTTTAAGAGCCTTATGGACTTTCTAAAAACAAAAGATTTTAAGAAAATGCGTTCATGGGTTGTAAATAATATTGATACCGATGCATCTTCTATTTTTAGAGGGATTTATGATAGAATGTCCGATTCCGTAAAGCCGCAATCAATACCACAAGTTGTTCTTATTTTAGCAGACTATCAATATAAAAATGCATTTGTAGCAGATCATGAACTTAATGTTGTAGCCTGTATGACAGAACTTATGGCGAATGTGGAATTCCAATGAATACAGAAATTATAATTTATAATATTATTTTTTGGTTTTCATATTACTGGATATGCTCTTTGCCTGAAAGGTTAATTCAAAAACAAATAGATGGGGCTAAAGATGTCTAATTCAATTATCTTTGACTTTGAAACATTATCCACAGATAGATATAATTGTGTTGTGGTTTCATTAGCAGCTCTTAAGTTTTCAGAAGATAATTTTACTTCTGAAAACGGATATTCATTTGATGAATTAGTAGAATCTGCAAAGCTTATTAAGTTTAATGTTCAAGATCAAGTAAAAAATCATAATCGTGTTATTGATAAGAAAACATTAGAGTGGTGGAACGAGCAGGGCACCGAAGCAAAGAAACAGTTAATTCCATCGGATCAAGATCAATCTATTACAGAACTTTATGATTTCTTTGTTTCTACAATTGCCGATATGACATTTAAAAGTAAAGTATATACCAGAGGTAATAATTTTGATCCTATTATATTTGAAAATATTATGGATCAACTTCATAAACCTCACCCATATTCTTTTTGGCAACTACGAGATACTAGATCAATAATAGAGGGTCTGTCTTGGGGTAGCGGATTAAAAAATAGTTTTATGCCCGAAGGCTGTGATAACTTTATTCATCATGATCCAGTTCACGATATTGCACTAGATGTTATGAGAATGCAAACATTAGTAAGGGCTATATCATGAACCATTTTGATTATTTAAATAGTATTAACTATTCTAAAGAAAATATTATGCACGATAACCTCGATGAAAAAGCATATAATTCTTTTATGGTTAATCGTGGTTTATCCTATTTTAATGATACTGTTATATATGCAAATGAGATGAATAGATATGCTCATATAGATTCTAAGTTACAATACGATTTTCTTAGAACATTAATTAGAAAACGTAAAAGATTTTCAAAGTGGACAAAAGAAGATAAAAATTCAGATATTGATTTAATAAAAGAATATTATGGATACTCTAAAGAAAAAGCATTTCAAGTATTACCATTACTATCTAAAGATCAACTTGCATTTATTAGTAAAAAGTTAAGTAA